TTCATGTGGTGCAACCTCGTTGTGAGACACACAAGGAAGCTCGCAAGGAGAAAGAGCCGCCCGGATGCCCGTCCGGACGGCTCTGATTGAGGCAATTTGAAGTGGCCTCATCGACAACCAGTCAGATGCAGTCTATCCGCAAATTAAGTCAAATCAAGCCCATCGACTAAAAATCCATTTCCGCACTACGTTTACTAGAAATTTTCAGATCAATCTAATTACGGCTTCACACCATGTTGTCATTGTGAGTACAACAATGACAGATTGGCTTCGCGGAGATGCCAAAAAATGGAGTGAAGACTGTGCCCGATCCGCAATCCCCCGAAATCGAAAACGCTCAAATTCCAGAAACCTCCGGAGAAACCGGGGGTCAGCCGCAAGAGCTTGATCCGGCAACGGCGCCGATGCCGACCGATCCGAACTACGCCGAAGTCACGGGCGGTGGCGATCAGCTTCCGCCGGGCCAAGGTCCGGGATCGCCGCCGCCCGCACCCGACTCCGGTGAATGGCGGTCGATTCGAGACGCCGCCGGGAACTACGGACTCGACCTGAGCACGCACGAAAACGATGAAGCCGCGCTGCGGTATCTCGTCGATCGTGCCCGCGAGTTCGATAGACAGCAAGCTCTCATTTCGCAGTACGAAGGGTTGCTTGCGGCCCAACAGCAACATGACGCCCAATTCGGCGGGCAACTCCCGCCCGGTCAGCAGGGACGACAGGTTGGGATCCAGCAGCAACAACAAGATCCGTCACAACCGACGTTCTGGAATCCGCCGGTCGAGTTCGATCCCCGGATGATGCAGTTCGTCGAGATGGATCCGGAAACCGGCCAAGTCGTTCCCGGCCGTGGCGGGAATCCGTTGATCGCTCAACAGGTCCAGCAGTTCTTGACGTACCGTCAAGGAGAGATGGAGAAGTTCTGGACCGAAGGGCCGCACAAGTACCTGGAACCGTTCATCGAGCACCAACTGAGCAATTACGAAGACAAAGTCCGCGACATGATCCGCCAAGAGATCGGCGGCTACCGGGCCGAAAACTCGGTCCAGCAGTTTGTCTCGGAAAATCCGTGGGTGTTCCAGACGGACGGCTCCGGGAGCATCGTGCGGAACACGATCACTGGCGCGCCGGTCTACTCTCCTGAAGGAGAAAGGTTCGTCCAGTATTGCCAAGAACTCGGACGGCACGGAGTTCCGTTCGAACAGCAGAAGGACTACGCACTTCAGCGAATTCAAGCCGAGAGAGTCATGTCCGGCCAAGCTTCGCCGCAAGCGACGGCAGACCAGCAGAAGATGCAGTTCTTGCAACAAGCGGCCGGGTTCCAGCCGAACGCCCAGGGGGCGCAGCCGACTCCGGGTGTTCCAAACACAGAAACTCCATTGCCGCAAGGGATGAGTCTCGAAGACGCCCTGCGGAACGACTTGGCTGCGGAAGGGATCACTGACAAGGACATCGCCGGGGTCTGAGGATCGGATCGGCCCGGTAGCGAACTCGTTTCAACGAAAGGAACAGGACGATGGCAGAATGGTCACGGATCGTGAACACCACGATCAAAAAGTACGTTCGCGGAGAAGAAGTCAACGTGCTTCGAAACCGCAAGCTGACCGCGCTGCTTCGCTCTCGCGGCCGACTGAAGTTCAACGCGAGCGGCGAACAGCTTGATTGGAAAGTCCGCTACAAGCGAGCGCCGCTTTACGGCTTCGCGGACGCCGACACCCTCACCTTCGCGCGGCGCAACAAGTGGAAGACGGCCAACTTGCCGTGGCGTGGCTACGCGGCAACGGACAGCATGACGAAGAAAGAACGGTTGATGAACAAGTCGACCGAAGCGATCATCAAGCTGTATTCGACCGTGGCCCGGACGCTGATGGAAGACATCGAAGACCAGTTCGGAGATGAACTCTACATCGACGGAAACGCCACCGGCAACGGCAAGCGGATCCACGGTGCCGAATCGTGGTTCGCAACGGACGGCAGCATCAACGAGAGCACCGGCGCCCAACGCGGGACAGCGAACGCTGCCGACCGTGCGATGTATCCCAGTGACACGTACGCCGGTTTGTCGACGCAACTCGGCAACTACGGCGGCACGTGGTCAACGGTCTGGCCGACAGGGACCGGCGATGCGCATTACGACTTCTGGACGCCATTGATCGTCAACTACACCTCCAGCGCGTTCGGTGGAACCGGCGACACGTGGGCGACGCAAGGCGATGAGGTCTTGCGCTGGGCGATCGTCATGTCGCAGAAGAACAAGTCCAAGCGGGGCATGATGGATCTCGCCCTGATCACGAACGACATGTTCTTCGACTTCAAGAATCTGATGGACGGGAAAGAGCGGTTCATGTCGCGTCCCGGCCGCAACGAAGGAAGCCTCGCAAAGCTGGGCTTCACGGACGTCATCAACTACGACGGGGTCGACGTCACCAGTGAGTACGGCATTCCGTCCGACACCGGCTACTGCTGGAACTTGGACGCGATCATGCTTCATTCGCTCCAGGGGCAACTGTTTGTTCCGGAAGGTCCGGACTTCGACATCGCATCGAAAAGCTGGAGATTCTCCATCGACTTCTTCGGAAACCTGGAGTGCAATCCGCGTTGCCAGTGCAAGCTGATGGACTACGCCGACGAGTAATCTGAAAAAGACTCGCGTTGGCTCGGTTCGGTGACAATCTGGAAGAGATCGCCCGACGAATCACTGCGTACCTAGAAGGAGAAGAGTACGATGGCTCGAAATGAAACGCCGCCATTTGAAAGAGGTCTCACGTTGTACAACGGGGACTCGATCGACACCGACAACCTCGCCGGTGCAGACATTATCGGCAAGGAGTGGCTGTTCGAGGACCGAAACGCGAACACCGGCCTTGACAGAACGAACCAGTACGTCAAGTGTCGTGCCGTTCGAAACAAGGCGTCGTTCAGCCTGCGACCGAAACGACTCGTGAGGTTCTCGACGACCGCCGGTGAGTACGGCAACTGCGTTGACGGTTACAACACCACGTACATGACCACGCACGATGGGAGTTCCGCCGATGGTACGCCGTCGTTCCCGGTCGACGAGTATCTCCCGGCAGCGGGCGTGACCACGAACGATGTGTTTTGGATCGTCGTCGAAGGACCGGCAGTCTGTCTCACGGACATCGCCGCCGCATCGACCAACGTCCATTCGGTCGGAGGTCGAATTGCCGGACTGACGGCCGCGACGTCGGGGGCTACGACAGCCGGACGTGTCCAAACCGAACCAGCGCTTGCCGCCGCGACGTCCGGAGTCGTCGATTTCACTTCGATGCTTGACGTTTCCCGGTTGGCAGTCGGGAGGGCGCTAACGGCGAAGACTACGAACAACACCAACGACGACATCCTGGTCAACGTCTGCCGCTGGTGATCGCGCGAGGAAGCGATGAGCGCAGTTCTGGAAGAACCGCGTCGGGAAGTCGAGGTCCGGCTTCCCGACGCTTTCCGAACTTTCAACGTGGTCAACCCGGCCAGAGACCTCAATCAACTAGCGAACCTGATCGAAGAGGTCAGAGACTACGACACGACGAAACCGCTAGTCTACTTGGAGGTCGGAACTTGGTGCGGTTGTTCCGCGTACGCTGCATCGTCTCTGCCGAACGTGCGTGTTTTCTGCGTCGATCACTGGGGAGGAACTCCCGGAGATACGACGTGGAAGACGGCGAAAGAACACGGTGCAGGGACGATCTACCGTGCTTTCTGTCACAACATGGGAAACCGCCTCTACAGCACGGTTTTTCCGGTTCACGGCTTTTCGATAGATGTATCGCGGCGGTGGAAACTTCCGCTTGACGTTGTGTTCATTGACGCGGCACACGACCTGAATAGCGTACTTCAGGACTACAATGCGTGGAGGCAGCACGTCAAACCCGGTGGCCGAGTGATTGGGCACGACGCCTGGATGTTCGGCGTGAAGCGTGCATTGAAGAGGATTGACGGAGTCAACGTCGAGAAAAACATCTGGTGGGTGGATATTACGTGAGATTCTTAGCAGCGTAGATCGGGCGAGTAGGAATGCTCGCATCGGGGTGGTGAAAGCCACCATTCGGGGGGCTGCGGGAGGTGAATTCCACCTCCCGCAGTTTTTTTGGTAGACATGGCATTGCGCGATTGATACTCTCTTGTGTGAGAGAACTCGGCTTACGCCTCCTCACGGCCCAATCCACGTGGGGAGGCGATTTTGACGTGGCGTGGAGTGTTGGTTCTCCGCCGGGCCTCATAAGTCCGGTCACGTCGGTTCGATTCCGATCGCCACAACTTTGACTGCGGAGGTTGAAAATGGAGTGTGATACATGCCAGCACCGGCGAAGATGCTCGTTGCCAGATTCCCAGGAGGTTACTCAGAAAATCCAGACGTGACGGACTGGCTTGTCAAGACCGTCTGTTCCATGAAGGAAGACATTCGAATCTCCGACATCTTCCATTGGAGGCGGACGGATACGCCGATCACGATGAGTCGCAACAACGCGATTGAGGTCGCGAAGACGTCGGACGTCGACTTCATTCTGATGGTCGACAACGACATGAAGCCGGATGCCTATCTCGGCAATAAGATCAATCAACCTCTCGGATTCGATCCCGCAGCAGAACCGTTCTGGGATTCAGCCTTCGACTTCTTGTGGAGACGAAAACAAGAAGGCGAACGTCCCGCGATGATCGCCGCTCCGTACTGTGGCCCACCGCCTCACGAGAACGTCTTCATGTTCCATTGGGCCAATCGTGAGAGCGAGCATCCAGTCGACCAAGATCTTGAACTGAAGCAGTTCTCGCGAGAGTGGGCTTCAGAGCAACGCGGGATACAAGAAGTTGCCGCCGCCCCGACCGGGCTGATCCTGATCGACATGGACGTCTTCCATGAACTTGAACCGCCGTACTTCTACTACGAGTGGACCGACAAGACGCAGAAGAACAAGGCGTCCACGGAAGACGTCACCTTCACCCGCGACTCTTCATTGATGGGTCATCCGGTGTTCTGCAACTGGAACGCTTGGGCTGGTCACTGGAAGATGAAGTGCGTCGGCAAACCGATCCCGTTGACATCCCGCCAGATTTCCAATCAGTTCGAAGCCGCGATCATGCGGAAGCATCTTGGCGTTGACACTTCTCTGGGGGAACGGTTTATCATTCAGGGAAGTGGACCGGCGGCAAAGAAAGTCGTTTCAGACGTCCCAGACGTCGCCGAAGAATGGCCGGAACAGGCGATGAGAGAATCTCTTGAGGAGCAAGAGAATGCCGCGAGAATCGGAGTCGAAACCACGGAAGAACGAAACGCTTGAAGAGACTATCGCGAGACTTCTTCGGGTACAGAAGAAGTCGAAGATCTCTGAAATCGGAGAAGCGATTCTGCGGGAATGGGGCGGCGCGGAAGACTTCGCGAGAGCGTTCAAGCACACGTACGACAACGCTCCCGCCGGATCTCTGATTCGAGCAAAACTGCTCGAAAGGATGCTCCACTTCGTTGACGTCGATGAGAAAGAAGAGATCGAGTTCGACGAAGAGGTTCTGAGTGCTGTTGTCATGGAACTGGCACAGAGACATGGACGCGACGGATCGACACATTCACAAGAAGACTCCGATCGAGAAGATTCAGGAGGGGCTGGATCTTCAGGTAGCGCTACGGAAGAAACGGAAGATTCCGAAACCCCCAGCGCATAAAGTCTTCTCCGGACTCACGACATACGAGCAGAAGATTCTGCGGCGTGCCGCTGCCCGTATGGCGAGACGTCGGTTCGACGCTCTAACGCTCTATGAGCCGCTTCCAATCGCGGAAGGTTTTCACGAATCGACCGCACCAGAGCGCATCGTGCGTGGATCAAACCGTGCAGGAAAGACATTGTCTGCCGCCGCCGAGATCGCCCGTGCTGTACGCGGTCTCGATCCGTACAACAAATACCCGAAGACGGACGGCCGGGCGTTCATCGTTGGGAAAGACCTCACCCATATTGGGCAGGTCATCTACAAGAAACTCTTTCAGGCCGGATCGTTCAAGATGATCCCAGCCAAGGACTCGCCTCTATTCGAAGCGCACAGACCTTGGACCGTGGATCACTGCAATCGAGCGAACCAGATCAAGCCAGCGCCACCGCTGATCCCCCAACGAGAAATCGAAGAAACCGGTTGGGAAAACAAGAAGGAAAACATCCCGTCCGTCATCACAATGAAGAACGGTTGGGAACTCGCCTTCTTCTCCTCGCTCGGAAAGCCGCCGCAAGGAACCGACCTCGATCTCGTGTGGTTCGATGAAGAAATCGTCGACCCGGCGTGGTACGTCGAGATGTCGGCACGTCTTCTGGACCGTTCCGGTAGGTTCATCTGGTCTGCGACTCCGCAAGCTGGTTCGGAACATCTGTGGGATCTTCACGAGATGGCCGAAGAACAACGGAGCCAGCGGCGTCCACGAGTTCAAGAATACATGATGACGCTCGCGGCGAATCCGCACATTTCCGATAGAGAAAAAGAGGAGTTTGCCGCGAAGCTTACCAATGATGCCGACATTCAGGTCCGCATCCACGGTGAGTTCGCCATCAGAACGTTCCGGATCTACCCGGAATTCGACATGGGGATCCACGGTTGCGAACCGTTCGCAATCCCGTCCTACTGGACTCTCTACATGGCCGTCGACCCTGGACGTCAAGTCTGCGGCGTCTTGTTTCTTGCGGTCCCGCCGGAAGGATCCGAGAAAGGAGACCACTTCTACATCTTCGATGAGCTTTACATCAAATCCTGCACAGCCGACGAATTCGGGCAGCAAGCATCGCGAGTTGGGCGAGGGGGTGGCTACTACACGTTTCTGATCGACTCGCGTGAAGGCCGTAAAGCTCAGACAGGTTCCGGAGTCACGATCGAGACGGAGTACGCTGAAGCCTTGAAGCGGTATGACTTCAGCAGCGAGACAACCGGAAACGGATTCATGTGGGCGCCGGACGATGTCAACGGGGGCATCGAAGCTGTTCGAGAATTGTTGAGGATTCGAGGTGACGGAAAACCGAAGTTGCAGATTTTCAAGGGAAAGTGCCCAAACTTGGAGTACGAGTTTGAGCGTTACAAGTGGGCGAGACAGAAAGAAGTTGTTCTGGACAAGCCCGCTCAGCGTAACGATCACCTGATGGATTGCCTCAGATACCTCGCGATCCATGATCCGCAGTTTCATGAAGTCACGCGGAAGAAGAAGAGAGAGAACTGGGCACTGAAACAAATCAGAATGAAGAAGGAACGGGCGAACCGAAATCGTGGAATGTACGCGGAAGGAATCTCGCTCGGATAACATCTTCAGGAAGCGAACGTAATGGATGCCGACGAATACACCACCAAAATCGGGTACACGCTCGAAGATCTCGCAAGAGAAGGGCGGTCGCTCCTGCTCTCGCTGTTCTTGAAACAGCCTGAAGAGTGGTTTGACCTTCCTCAGAACACGAAGGTTCGTTGGATTGAAAGAGTTGCGGAACCACTTTCCTTCCGAGTTTCTCAAGAGATTGGTACGACGTGGGAAGCTCTCGCGGCATCGCTCTACATGCAGTTCTACAATCGGACGGAAGCCGAGTTTGTTCAGGAAAGTCGCTACATCAGGTTGGCATGGCAGGCAGTAGCGCGACACCTCATCAACCTGTTGACGTGCGAAGACGAAGACGATGTCCGGTCGTTGGGACGGGACACGGATGCGCACTGGAAGGAATGGTTGCACAACAAACTGAAGGAAAAGGAGTCCAAGAGTGGCGAAATCACCCCCCCCGAAGAGGACTGAGGAAAGTCCAAAACAGACACCCAAACCGGTGTTCGAAATGCCGAAAGTGCTTGTGGGAGAGTTCGTTCTGTGGAGAAGTGGGCCTGGAAGCAACGACGAAGCAGCAGCTATCGTTAGTGCAGTATCCGCAAGATCCGTCGAACTTACGGTTTTCTTCCCGCACGGGATCGGGTATGGTATCCGAGACACGGTAAGGCACACTGACGATCCCGACGTCAAGGCCGCAGACATTGAAGAGTCCGGTGTCTGGCGGCACGGCCCGATGCGAGACCAACTGCTCGCTCTCGAACAAAAGGTTGAGGAACTGACCCTGCTCGTGGCAGGCGCTACACCCGACACCATTTGACAGAGAGTGAAGCAATGGCGCGAGTCGACAATCCGTTTCAACTCATTTCGCGCCTCTGGATGAAGAAGATCAAACTCGCCGTGGATTTCAAACGCGGCGAGTTCCAGATCGACGCGGACGATGCGATGCGGTTCTTTGATGGGCCGCACGACTTCATGTACCGCACCGACTACGCTACCAAGAGCGGTTCATTCCAGATGTCGACTGAGGACGGGAGGCCGAATCCGACCTTCCGGATGACCACGAATAAGGTCGCGGAGATGGTCCAGCTTTTCGGACCATACCTCTACCACCAAAATCCGCACCGTCAAGTCAATCCACGGGTACACAGTTCCATCCCAGTTCAACTCTTGATGGCGAACGTCGTCGGCCCGCAGCTTGAGCAAATGCAGCAGCAGTTCGATCAGAGCTTGCAGCAGCAGAACATGACTGAGCAGTTGCGTGCATCGCTGATGGCAGCGTATCTCAACTACACGCCGAACGAGTTTGATCTGAAGACGCACTCGCGCCAAGCGATCGACGAATGTCTGATCAAGGGCATGGGAGTCCTTTGGCACGAAGTCTTCATCCCGGAGGGATCCCGCCAGAGATTTGTGCGAAGCATCTACGACACGGTCGACAACTTGGTTTTCGACCCTGACATGGAGTGTGTTCGCGACTGCAAGTGGATTGCACGCCGACGTGTTATGCCAGTTTGGGAGGTTGAAAACCGGTTCGGGATCAAGCCCGGAACGATCAGAGGAAATCTTGCTTCAACTCACCAGCAAGCCTACGACTCAGAGACTTCGTCCGGAGACGCGGAATACGACTTCTACAATCCGAAAGGTGACACGAATGATCTCCTTGCCTTCTGGGAAGTCTACAGCCGAATGGGAGTCGGTCATCTCGCGGAACACCCAAACGCGACGTACTGGCACAACCAGCAGGGAGGACCGTACAAGGAGTATTTCGAGCAGTTTGGTCCTCACGTCTACATGGCTGTTTGCGAAGATTACCCGTTCTTGCTCAACGTGCCCGACGAAGTGTTCCAGATGGGTTCCCGTGAGGATGTGTTCTACCGACTTCAGTGGCCCACTCCGTTCTGGGCGGACCCGGCGCACCCGTGGCCGTTCACGGAGTTAGAGTTTCATCCTCGGCCACGAAAACTCTATCCGATGAGTCACCTGAAGCCCGCCCTTGGCGAACTCAAATTCATCAACTGGGCAATGTCCTTCCTCGCCGACAAAGTGAAGAACACGTCGCGAGACTTCATTGCGATCCTAAAGTCTGCTGGTGAGGATCTGAAGACCGCCATCCTTACCGGGCGAGACCTCACTCTCTTGGAGATCTCGAAACAGCACGGACGGACGATCAACGACGTCATTCAGTTCTTGCAACATCCACCGATGAACCAAGACATTTGGCGTGTGCTCGAACAGGTGATCTATCTCTTTGAGCAGCGTACCGGCATGACTCCGCTCCTCTATGGAGAGTCGGCACGGCAGCATCGTTCCGCCGAAGAATCCAGAATCAAAGGGGAGGCCACACAGACGCGACCGCAAGACATGGCAAACCGCGTCGAAGACTGGATGACACTTGCGGCACGAAAAGAGGCGATCGCCGCCAGATGGCATCTGCGGCCGGAAGACGTCCTTCCGATCATGGGACCGGCACACGCTCAGGTTTGGGGGAGGATCATTTCTTCTTCTGAAGTCACTGCCGTCGTCCGTGAACTCGAATACCGGATCGAGGCCGGTAGCATCCGGAAACCGAACAGGGAGCGGGACATTGCCAACGCTACTCAGGCTGTTCAGGTATGGGGACCACTACTCACGAACTACGCTTTCCAGACTGGCGATTTCAGCCCGCTCAACGCCCTATCCGCGTACTGGGCGAAAGCGAACGACATGGCGCCTGAAATGTTCCAGATTCAGCCCCCGCCACCTCAGCCACCTCAGCCGGATCCGCAGCAAGAGATGCAGATGCAAATGGAGCAAGCGCAGTCCGCTCAAGAACTCGAACAGGACGCGGAGCGTCACGAAATGGAGATGCAGAAGGCGTCTGCCGATCTCCAAGCAAAGCTGTTGTTGACGCAGCTCGACACTCAGCAAAAGCGGTTCGATCTCGCCGCACAGTCTCAGGAGAATCAGATCAAGTTGGCTTCGCAGATCGCACAATCACAAGCGAAGCTGGAGGCAATGGAAGCAGAAAGCAAAGTTCGAAGAAAGGCACAAGCTCGTGGGAACGGAAGCACGCGCAAGAAAAGTTAGATCCGGAAGAGTCGCGCCGCCGAACGGTGAGACTCCGCAAGAATTCTACGATCGTCTCGTGGCAGGTGGTATGTCGCCCCGGCTCGCAGACGCTCTTGCATCCCGTACGTTTGCCGGTATCGGGATGACGGACTCGATCTTCATGGAAGGACGCTGGAATTCCGGCGGAATTGCAGACGAACGAGTTGCCGCAATCTACCGGCAAATGGCACGCGAATCCGGTGTCAGTCCTGAAGGGAAAACCTACTGTTCTGGTTTGGCATCTTTCCCTGGAGACCCTCGCGCGTGGGTTGATTCAGTCGCCGACGTCAAGCGTGTTGCCGCCGAAAAGAATCTGATCCTTGAAGGCGGAATCAACTACACTCCCCCCGA